AAAAGCTAAAGGTTATGATTTGATTGCTCAGTTAGAAGCTGTACAAAAGCAACTAGCTGAAGTAAATCAGCAAATTCAAGAAGAACATAATAGACTTGTTCTTCAAAGCCAGACTACTAATGTAGAGCTAGACCAGTAGCTCTATTAACTCTAACTAAATATTTTAGCCATGAAAAATCTTGTTTACTTAATTGTATTTCTTGCGTTTGTAGCTTGTAAAAAAGAAGCTACATCTATTGAACCTAAAGTTGTTCCAGCTAGTGGCGGTCAGGATGTTATGCCTACAGATGGTACAGAAGTAATGCGAGTTGATTCTAAAGCTGTAGAGTTTACCTCAGTTGAAAAAAGAGGAGGGAATGGGAATGGTAATGGAAATACACCCCCACCACTGCCAGAGTATCAAAAGATTGATATGCCTGCTACTGATTGGAAAGTAACTTGGGATACATCTTGGTGCGGATGGTTAGTAATGAGGTGGGAAAACCAAATTAGACCAGCTAGTACTGCTGATCTAGAAGTTAGTCCTTACAGAATTGTAGTAACCCCTAGGGATTGCCCTTATTCTGCTGATTGCCTTACTAACTTATTCTACATGCGTTATGGTACCAGCTGCATGATGAAGGCTAGCAGTGTTTATGATATGCAAGTAGCATATACCATAAATGATAAAATAAATAGAGTACTTTATTATTATTATAGTACGCCTGTTAGAGTATATACAGGTGTAATGCTTTGTCAGTAAATAATTATGGCTAAACAGATTAAAAGCGGCTCGTCTAAATACCAAAAAAGAGCTAAAGTTAGACGTCCTGGAGTACATAGTAAAAAGAAAAATAGCACTCTAAAAAGCTCTAAAAACTATCGAAAGAAGTATAGTAGACAGGGTAGGAAATAAAAATGCTATAGGAGAGATACAAAATTTTAGTCTATCTATTGTTTAATAGATTTGACTTAAATTAACTTTGTATCTTGTTTATACGTGTAGTTGTAAAGAAGATAAGACATAAACATGAAAATAGAGGAAACCAAACTTGATTTGTCAGTACTTGACAAGATCACCATTCCTGAAGTGGAAGATTTGACTCACTTTGAAACTAAAGTAGAGTCAGAGCAAAAAGAGGAGCTTGAAGAAGCTGCCTTAGAAGAAGTAGAAGGTATTGATCAATTCAATACTGGGCAAGCACAAGAAGAGGAAGAGGAATCTGAATCTTTTAGTAGTTCTGAAAATACTGAAGAAGACCAAGACTCTCTCAAAGAGATTGCAAAGTGGGCCCATGATTTGGGCATCTTTGACTATGATGAGAAAGACTTTCAATCTTCTGAAGAGTATTTTAAAGAGAAGTTCTTTGAAAAGGTAAAAAAAGAAGCACTTGAAACTTTACCTGATGAGATTAAGTACTTGGCAGATGGATACATGAAAGGTATTCCTTTGTCAGAACTTATTAACTCAAAAGCTCGTGAAGAGTCTTACGCTAATCTCACAGATGATGAGCTTAAAGAAGATGAGACTTTGCAAGAGGAACTTGTAGGCCAATGGTTGGCTTTACAAGACCACGACCAAGACGAGATTAAAGAAAAGCTTGAGTCTTATAAGGATGGCTTGCTACTTGAAAAAGAAGCTAAAGTTGCACTTAAGAAGCTTAAAAAGTATGAGAGTTCTTACCAACAACAACTTGCTGCTGAGGCACAACAGCAACAGATGCTTGCTCAAAGACAATATGAGCAGCAGATGGATCAGCTTAAGAAAGACATAGAGTCAGCTGAAAGTTTCATCCCTGGTATCCAATTACAGAAGACTGATAAAGAAAGACTGTTTTCTGCAATTACTAGAAGAGACAGGGAAGGTAAGACTGAACTTGAGCGTAAGATGTCTACTAAAGATATGCAATTGGCAGTAGCTCAATTCGTGCTTCAATTAGAGGGTAAACTAGATGCAGTTGAAAGAAAGGCTTACACAAAAGCTGCTCAAAAGACTAAAACTGTAGTTAACAGTTACCCTGATGAAAGTAATAAAAATAAGAAGATTGATATTAGCGTCGTGCGTAAAGCTATAGATCAGTCTAAAAAACAGTATAAATTCTAATCTAATTCTAATTTTAAAATGAGCGCAACACAAAAACTTAATTCTTTGCAGGTAAGTTATGCCAAATCGTGGGCAGGACTTACCACTGAGAACCACCTATACGCTATTTACCAAAATGACGTACAGCTGGCTTCTGACATTGTAACGGAGGTATTCAACCGTATGGGTTACATCGGTCTGGATTCTTTCCTTTCTAAGTACCCCACTAAACTCTTTGACCATGATGGAGAGTACAAGTGGATGCTTAAAGGTGATAGCCGTCGTGCTATTCCTATCGCAGTAACTTACTCTGCTACTGCAACTCCTGGCATTAACAAAACTACGTTTGAAATTACTCTTACTGAGAAATTTTTCGTAGCTTCTGATTATGTGTCTTTTGATGACGTGGATCATGGTGTACGCATTGAGGATGATGGTCGTCCTGACGGAACTAACTGGGTTTACACCGTACGTCACATGCGTTCAGACTCTGCTTATTTTATTCCTCTTGAACTTTTGAAAGCTGGTCGTAAAGTAGCTAAGCTGTACAATTCAGTAACTAACACTCTGAATGATCAGTATGGTGAGACTCAGTTCAGCTCAATGTTTGAGATGCGTAACCAGTTCTCTACCTTGTCAAAGAAGTATGTAGTACCTGGTAACATGCAGGATCGTCCTTTACTTATCAAGATGACTGGTTCTGAAGGTAAGTCTGTGACTGTATGGACCAAATGGCAAGAGATGGAATTCAACTTCCAGTGGCAGAAAGAGAAGGCTAACCAACTTATGTATTCTACTTTAAACCAGAATACTGATGGTACCTTTACTCAGAAGGCTCCTAATGGTTTCCCCATTAAGCAAGGTGCTGGTCTGCGTGAGCAAATCTCTCCGACCTATAAGTTCTACTACAACACCTTGACCTTGGATTACCTGTTGGAAGTTATGACCAACTTGTCTATCAACATTTTACCTGAAGATGAGCGTGAGTTCTTGATTCTTACAGGTGAAAGAGGAATGATTATGTTCCATAAGCTTGTAGAAGATAAGATTGGTATCCTTATTCCTCTTGGTGATACTGAACGTATCAAAGGCTCAGGTCAGAACAAAGGACTTGGAGGCCAGTACAAGCAATTCATGGGACCACAGGGTATCAAGATTACTGTAGCCCACATGCCTCAGTATGATGATCCAGTATTGCACCGTATGGAAGCACCAGATGGTGGATACACTGAAAACTATCGTATGACTATCTTCAATATTGGTACTACTAATGGTGAGCCTAACATTCAGAAAGTTGCTCCTAAAGGTCGTGCTGAAGTGAAGTGGTATGTACCTGGTTCTACTACTCCTTTTGGTCCGCAGAATGGTGGTATGGGCGCATCTCCTGTAGATGGCTATGAAATGTACTGCCAGACTACTCAAGGTATTATGTTGAAAAACCCCTTGAGTGCTGCTGAACTTATCATGGATGTAACTTATTAATACGTTCTAGTAGTTCGTTATAAACTATAAACTTTAAAGTGATGGAGAAAAGTGCAGTTGAAAGTAAAGTAAAAGAACAAGTCAAAGTGTCAAATCCTCTCGCTAATATAAACGGTAAATGGTCAGTGAAGCCTTGCAGAAAGTCTTGGCTTCACACCATTAACCCTAACCATGATGGTAACACTATTTTTAGTGGTGCTCAAATCTGGATTGTAGCTGCGAGAAGTGCTTCAAATCCTGATGTTGTAATTACAGGGCTAAGTGAAGAAGAACGTGAAGCTTTTGAAAAAGAGATGTTTCTTCAAGCTGGTGCCTTGTCACCTTACAACCTTAAGTTTTGGGCAGACAAAAAGAATGCTATCAAGATTCCCAAGGATGGTTTGACACTTGATTGTGACAATAACGTAAAGCATAAACTTTGGTTTAAGATTCTCTCAGCCTCTAAGCGTGTAGCTAAGGGCAAAGAAGATTTAGCTGTAAACTCTATAGCTGATGTTCTTCTTTCTTCGGTTGAGCAAGAAGCTAAGTTTGATTCTGAAAAGATCAATACTAAGACTAAGGCTTATGTCAAGTTCAGCGGAATGAGCTTGCAGGATAAGATTAACTATCTTAAAGTATTTAATGAGGGTGCTTCTAAGGTAGACGCTATTACTAAACCTGATCTTATTGAGCAGACTTTAGGTAATATCGTAGAAAATGATCCTCAAGAATTCCTAGACACGTTTGATAATCCTTACTTTAAAGATTATGTTCTTCTTGAAGACCTTTTGAGCAAAAACATTATTTCTCGTAAAGGTGGAAAATTCTTTATCACAGGAGGTATAGAGATTGGCATTAGCAAAATGCAAGTCATTACAAACCTTCGTGCTGATGATTTTCAAGAAACAAAGATTGGTTTAATCGCTAAACTTAATGCTACGAAATGATAATGCCCGTTGCAGATATGCATCAACAGTTCCTGCATTGGTATGACAAGCAGAGTAATTTCTCTGCTCCTGAAGTCACACCAGAGGAGGTTGATCTTTATCTAAACAACGCACAATATCAGTTTATTAAAATACTTACTGAACAGGGACTGGAAAAATCACAGGAGTGGCTGGATTATCTGAAGAACATAACTACAGCATATTCAGTCGCTCCTTTACCAGTTGTTGCTACTAACAAGCCGAATGGGAGATATGTAACTATTCCTAATGTTAGTCCAAATCAGCTGTACAGATTAGCTTTGCTTGAAGAAGCAAGTATAACTTACACAGATTGTGGGGCAAGTGTTACAGCAAGAGTTCCAGTTATTCCAATGACTAGGGATGAATATAATAAAGTAGTTAATAACCCTTTCAAGAAGCCTTGGAAAGAAGAAATTATAAGACTTGTCTCGGATAGTAACAGATTTGAATTAATCAGTTTTCCAGGCAGTGTTATAAACACATATTACTTAGATTATCTAAGAGAGCCTGCTAAGATTACTTACGGTACGCAATACTCTGTTCAAGTTGCTAATGTAGATTGTGAACTAGAGTCTAAAGCTGCTACTAAAGTTGTAGAAATAGCAGTACAACTAGCTCTTAAAACAGTAGGTGATCCAAGGCTTCAATTAGAACAACTTGATCCTATAATTAAAACAATTTAAACCATGCCACTCTTAAATAAAATCAAAATTTATTCTGGGCGTGTAGCCCAAGGCAAAAGACCTGTTGGTAATAATCAACAGGGACGTGCGTCTGATATTAATCCTATTATTGAGTGGGTTAATCAGCGTTCAGATGTTAATACTGCTGCTAATGCAGTAACAGGTAGTGGAACTGCTGCTACAATTAATACAATCAGTGGTACTATTACTACTTCTTCTCTTAGTACTGCTGCAGTTACTTCTGTAACTTACACAGTTACTAACTCTGCTTGCACTGCAAATAGTACAGTTTTAGTAACTATTGCTGGAGGAACTAATAGTACTGGTGTTCCAGTAATTTTGCGTGCTACTGCTGCTGCAGGTAGTTTTACAATTGTGTTCCGTAATATTGATGCAGCTGTTGCTTTAAACGGAACTCTTATCTTTAAATATATTATCCTTTAATTAACCTTTTAAAAATTAAATAAAATGAGCGTATTAAGTGTTCAAAATATTCAAGAGACTTTTGTAGGAAAGAGCCTTTCTCGTACAGCAAGTCTTCAAATTACTAGTCCTGGAACGACTGGTTACATTGCTGATGGAGAAGTAGCTATTCTTACTTCTACTGGAGCTATTGCTACTAACACAGCTACTTATGCTAACTCACCTTTCATCCAAATTGTAGAGCGTGTTGGTAATGAGTTAGTATTTTCTTCTAAAATTTTTGGTAATAGAGTAACTGCTTATCGTGGTAGAGCTGGTGCTCAAGGTCAAGAGCAGATTTACCATATTGGTTACAATGGTTCTGCTGGTAGTCTTGACATTACTTCAGGTCTGGATTTTCAATTGACTGTAATTGAGAATCAGGATGATATGATGTGGGCTGAACAAAAGAAAAAGAATGTAGTAAACGTACCTAACAATTTGGTTACTACTCAACTTGATCTTGCTAAGGCTATTGTTAAGAACCAGATGAAAAAATATATTACTGATGGTTCTTCTATTACTGCTTGCATGTTAAATAATGCAGCTGCTGGCGCAGTAACTACACAAGGTACTACTTTAGGTGTTACACATGGATCTAATTTAATTGTTTATGGCGCAGCACCTGCTGTAAGTACTGTAGGTACATTACTTCGTATTGGTGTTACTGGTAGTACTTATCAAGTAACAGATCCTGTTTACACTATTGCTGGTGCTGGTCCTGTTGCTAATTCTTTCTATTTAGACCAACCTTATGCTGGTCCTACTAATGCTTTATTAGCAGCTACAGCACATGGTTATATTGCTACTCCTGGAGCTTCTTATGGCGTACGTTTTACTGGTAAATCACTTCCTTTCCGTCGTGATTTCTTCAAGTTTAAGCGTGTAGCTTTTACTCTTCAGATGAGTGGTTATGGAGCTACCCCTTTGACTAAGACTCAAGAAGCTCTTTATGGTTATGGAGATGGTCGTCTGGTACTTGAAGAAGAATCATTTAGCAAAGGATTTGAAGGAGCACTCAACCGTATGACTGTTCCCCTGCCTTTAGCTAATGAGATTTTTATGGCTGATGGTTCTACTTCTACTAGTGTCAGTACTGCATTTGGAGATGCTTTCACAACAGCTGCTGCACTTTATGATGCTATTACTATTGAATTTTTCAGTCAAGATCAAGCTACTGTAGTTGCTGTACCTACTATGCCACAGCTTATTAAATTCTTTGGATTTGACGGTGCTGGACAAAATGCTGCTGCTACTAACGGTGTTCAAGTAGTTTTAAATGCTTGGATGGCTACTGTACCTGGTGCATTTGCCAACCTTTCAGTAATGTAATTTTTTAGTGATTTTTTAATTTTCTGTAATTGTTTGAAGAGAAAGAGGGGTGGGGATTTCCTCACCCCTTTTCTCAAAATAAAGTATAATAATTAACTGATGCCTGTAATAAACACTAATCTAGTCTTAGGAGTACATTTATGTCAATCTAGTAATTGTAAGATAATTACTCTTACTGAAACTACTGGTGCTTACAATGTCAGTAATAATCCAGGAGGTTGGGGAGCTCCTAACCCAGAAACTAATTCCTTGGATTCCTTACAGGTAATTATAACTACTCCTGCTAATACTCCCTATACTTTTACTACTATAGCGGGGTGGCCTGATGTTACAGGTAATGTAGAAGCAAATTTTTCAATAGGTAGTAATGGAGCTATTCAAAATAACTCTAATGGTACTACTGCTTTTTCAGATGGTATTTATACTGTTCAATATACTGTTAATGGTACCATAGCTCCTAATACTTATACAGCTACTACTACTCAACAGTTCCTTTTAACTTGTCAAATTAGATGCTGCATTGATAAAATGTTTCATCTTGCTTCTCAGTCTGATTGTACAGATTGTAAGAATGAAAAATTAAGTAATGCTCTTGAAGCAGAAGCTTTTCTTAAAGCTGCTGAATATGCTGCAGCATGCGGCAAAATAGAAATGGCTAAGAAACACCTTGCCAAAGCTCAATGGATTTGTAACACTAAAAACTGCCTTAACTGCTAATGAGTACAAATAATTGCTGTGGAGATTCAGCCGTACAATCCATAAATACATTTATTCCTGGTCCAGCAGGTAGCTCATATTATGTATACGTAGCTTATGCTACTACTGTAAGTAACGTAGGTCAAGGTAATAGCTCTGCTCAAAGCGGCTTTCAACTTACTCAGCCTACATCTACTTCTGCATACTTTGCTATTCTTACAAGTCCTACTATTGTAAACAATGGTAGTCCTACAGCTGTAAACTTTCAAGGATTATGGGCACCTTTTGGAGGAGTTACAGTAAGTGGTATTAACTTAGAGCAGGCACAAGTTCTAGTAGCTAATGGTCCTTTTAACACTGTTAACTTCCAAGGTACTGGATTATCTGGAGTAACTGTTGTAAATGATGCGTTAAATCAAGCTACTGTAGAAATTACTACAGCTGCTTTTATCAAAACATACTATTCACAAATAAAGACTTTAGCTACTAATGGTCAATTAAAACCAGGCTCAAGCTATTGGATTGTGGATGTAGGTGATGGAGAAGGTGCAGGAACTAATAATGCATATAAAGCAGAGTGTGAAGCAAACTATTACGATTTTGCTACACCTAACTTTACAAACTATGCTCATAATGCAGGTATTGTAGTAAGAGCTCTTACACCTAATAAATTAGCAGCGCACGCAATTTATTTAGCAAGAGTACCTAACCCTATAAATACTTCTTTTTTCCAAGCTGGTAAAAGTTATGCCGTTGATACTAGGATTGTAAGTTACAATCAAGTATTTCAATTTACGGCAGGTGGAGTCTTAAATACTGAGCCTGCAGATACTCCAGCTACTTGTACTTATGTACCTAGACAAAATAATAATTATTACGTTTTAGATCCTCAGCTTTGTATTTATGAGCTTGAAAGTGGTACTAGTCCTTATGGTATAGTAAGGGCTCGTTGGGATTCTAAAGGTAATTATGTACGTAACTTAAATCCTAGTTCTACAGGAACTAATGGAAATGAGTTTATGAAAAATGTCTTTAGATGGGGTACAACAGGTATTGTAAGTAACACAATTAACTTCTGGGATGATAGTAACAGAAGACCTGCAAATGATTCTAAACGTAGTCCTGCTTTTCAAGACCAGCTTATAAACTATTGCAACATTGCTAACTTTAGATCTAATAAAATAGATTTAGATTTAGGAGCATCTGATGAAAGTACAAAAACAGGTACTAGGTTTTTTAATATTTACATAGACTCTAAGTCAGATATTCACGGTAATACTTTTAACAATGCTACTATTACTAATATAAATGATTTAACACTTCCTGCTACTAACATACAGAACAATGTAATAGAAAATTCAATAGTAGCTAATACTAATATAAACTCTTTTTTAAATAATAGTATTACAGACAACTCTGTAATAGGAGATTTATATTTTATTAACAGCACTCTTAATTTATTACCTAACGCTACTTTTACTTCTATTCCTACTTCAGGTATATTAAATAACTTAGGAAGTAAAACTTGGGCAGCAAATGGTAATAGTACAACTACTATTACTGTAGCAGGTAGTAATGTAACTATAAATTTTGGAGGTACTGTAGCTAATGCAGCTGTAGGAGATATTGTACATATTCTTTCAGCTCCAGCAGGTAGTAACTTAGCAGTAGGATATTATACTATTACTGCTGCTTCTGCTGGTAGTCCTTACACAAGTATAACTTTTGTAGCATCTGGAGTAACTACTACTACTGGTGCAGTATCAGCTAATTTTTACGCTCCTGCTATATCTACATCTTTTGCTACTTTTTCCAATAATCTCTTAAGTAATACTATTGTAAGAGGGTTAAATAAACAGATAGGTACAGGATGTATTTTTAGCGGTAATACTATTACTAATTCAATCTTAGAAAATTATGCAGCTCATACTCCTACTATAACAGGAGTATTTGATGCTAATAGTTTTTATAGTGACCCAGGAGAAGAGTTTGGAAAGACTAATGGTACTATAGGATTTTCTAATAATAATATTAAATACTCTTTATTCTTAAACAATAAAATAGTAAATACTAGTGGAGCAGCATTTTATAATAACATTATAGAAGGCGCTACTTTTAAGAATAATAATAATATTGCAGCTCCTAACATAGGATTAGAAGGTGCTTTTTACAGTAACTCTATTATTTCTTCAAAAGGACAATATCCTTTAGACGGATTTACTAACTACAGATCTGCTGTAAGTCCTATACAATTTACTAATAACTCTTTTTATAATGGAAGTTTCTTTAGGTTTAACAGCATAGAGAATCAGACTATTATAACAGGTGTTAGCTTAAATACTGGCAGTAATGTAGCAGACTGTAAATTTTTAGGTCAGGAATATCAAACATTTACAGGAGAGTTAACTGCGGCTTCTTACACACCAGGACTATTTCAAACAGTTCTTCAAGCTAATGTACAGTTTAGGAGTGTTACATTTGAAGGTAGAAGTCCTGCACTAGGTGCTATAACTCTTGCAAATGTAGATGAGGCTAAACAGATTACTGGAGCTGGTGGAGGAAATGAAAGTACTGTAATAGGCTCTACATACTTTGAAAATTTCAATTTAAAAGATGTAAGGCTTTTACCTAAAGCTGCTCCTTATAATGTCCTTAAGCCTTTCTTATTTCAAGGTAATCCTAATCCTATTAGAAATATTACTTATGCAGAAGGAAGTGCTGTAAATAGTGTTGTAGGCGGTATTACTTTTAAAACTACTACATATACTCTTACTATTACTACACATCTTCCACATCTTATCAATCAAGCATTTGTAGGATCTACTGTAGCCTTATCTGTAGGATCTTTTACTTCTAATTTTGTAAGAACTGATGCCATAGCTATTGCACAATATCAGACTTTTAGTACTTCTGGATCTTCAGGAGGATTTTTAACTAGAGGTACTGTAACTAATATAATAGATGAATATACGTTTGTAGCTACAATTACAGGGCAAATTTATTTAGGAGCTCTTTTATTACATAGTAGTAACAACGTATTAGATATTGATGGTACTGCTGCCCCAGGTCCTGGACTAGTAGGTACATATAATGATGCTAATGATCCGTCAGGAAATGTTAGGTTTCCTTTTGTATGGTATAGCAACTATGGAAAAGTAAAGCAAACCTTTGTTACTACTAACAACTTTGCTGTAATTGAGCCTAACTCTTTTGATGCAGTAGCTAGGATTTCTATGGCTCCTACTATTCCTGTTCCTAACATTCCAGGGCAAGCTTCTAATACTAATAGATTGTATGCAGCTTGGAAAAACTATGCTACCAGTACAGGTACAGTTAGGTTATACGACTCATCAGTAGATGGAGGTACACTAACTTTACCTCATTATATTGATTCTATATCAAGTACTATAGTATTAGGTACACACCAAACAGCTGCTACATATCAAGTAAGTAGAATTGTAGATATGCCTAACTTATTACCTGTAAGATTTGTAGCAGGTCCAGGTTGTACTGTTCAATTTAATCTTACTCCAGCCGCAAGTATTACAGCTAATAGTATTATAAAAGATAGTGCAGCGGCTAGTTACACTATTACTAGTAGAGTTGTTGCTACAGATAAGTTAATCTATGATGAGCTTATTCTTATGAGAGATGGAGACTTCATCAAGGTTATCAGTAAAATTATCAATCAATAATGGCTAGAACGGCAGAAAATTTCTTAGATGTTATTATGCGGGCTCAATGCTGCGCTGCAGACATGGCTTATAAGGCTTTGAAAGAAGAAATGTTTTTAAAGCCTGATAGAATAAAAACTTTTAATAACGTCAGATATGTACAAGTATTACTTAGAATCTTAAATAGATATTATGATACAGTATATACACTAAATGATACACCTTGTATCACAGAAACAAATATTGAAGATATTATCCAAGAAGTGTTTGAGTTGTGTGACCTCTGCGGATGTTGCACAGACCCTGCGGCAATCAAGAAAGATATAATTTGAAACTAACATTAAAAACACTTAAACACACTATGTCTACAGCAATTGACACTCAAAGTGTCCAGGGTACAATTCTTAGTCTTATGTTACTTGGTATAGCCAAGTTTTTTGAAGCTATAAGCGTAGTAACCTTTTTACAAGGTTCTGCTTATTTCTTTACAGTTGTAGTAGCTATAGACACTCTTACTGGTAATACTATTCAAAAATGGATAGTAAAGAAATGTAAATGTTATGCAAATAAGTCAAAAGGGTCTGGATCTAGTAAAGCGCTTTGAGGGATTCAGAGCTAAGCCATACTTATGCCCCGCAGGAGTGCCTACTATAGGATATGGTTCTACTTATTACGAAAATGGAGTAAAAGTAAAACTTACCGACAGGTCAATAAGTGAAGAATGGGCCGAAGAACTTTTAAGAAGAAACATGGTACATTATGAACGTGGCGTAGATGCTATGACTAAGGACCATGTGAATCAGAATCAATTTGATGCTTTAGTAAGCTTTGCGTATAATGTGGGTCTTGTAAACTATAAGAACTCTACATTACTCAAAAGAATTAATGCTAATCCTAATGATCCAGATATTGAAAAGCAATTTATGAGATGGGTAAGAGCAGGGGGCAAAGTAATCAAGGGTCTGATAACAAGGAGACAGGCAGAAGCAACTCTGTATTTCTCATAATCTTGGAGTGGTTCAGACAATCCTTTGAGTATAGAGGTAAGGCTTCTGCAAGGAAACTTACCGTCTTTATAGCCTTCATTCTTTTAGTAACAGCTTTTGTAGATCATCTGTATACTACACAAACCATACAGGTAGAACTACTGGTAATATTCAGTGTAATAGTGCTTCTTGGACTGGGGTTCCTGACAGCCGAGAATCTAGTACAGATAGTCAGGGGAAGATTTAACCAAAAGTCAATGTATTCAAGCTATGATGAAGACAATTATATCTATCCTACTCGTGTGGACAATCCTGAAGATAGTCCTGAACCTTAGTTACTTAGAGACTCTTAAAGTTACTATTGATAGTGTAAGAGTAGCTATTATGGACTTCTTCTCAAAAGTTTCAAATAGAAAGAAATTTTAATAGCCTGAAAAACAATAATTTACAGAACGGGCTATAATATACGAAATTCTTTTTATATTTGAAAAAAAACTTTAATGATACAAAACGACCAAATAAGGCAGTATATAAGGGAAAACCCTCATGCTTCTACACGGGATGTAGCTCAGCATTTTGGTGTTTCCTTTGATCGTGCCAGAGGGATTAAAAGAAGACTTGAGGATAATTCTACTGAAGGTCAACAAGTTGAAACCCCTGAAGGTTACAAAGGAGTTTTTACAAAAGGTAAAGTTTGGCAGTTACATGATGGCTCTTGGCGAGAGTCTTTACAGTTTGAAGTAGATTGGTTAGAAAAGTGGGACAAGTTTAAAGAAGGATTTCTTAAAGACTTGACTATGCTTGGGGCATTATCTACTCCTATAAAATCTAAATCTTCTAAACCAGGTGAAGTATGTTTGGAAATAAGTTTACCTGACGCACACTTTGGTAAAGGAGATATAGACACTACTGTAACAAACTTTATAAATACAGTCTTTGTTCTACTTGAAAAAGCTGAAAAGTTTGGAGTGGATAAGATACTCTTACCCATTGGGAATGATGGGTTAAACTCAGAGGGTAAGAGGAAGACCACTACAGGTGGAACACCACAAGAAGATTCTGTAGATTGGCAGGAATCTTTCAGACATTACTGGACTACTATTGCTGCAGTAGTTAAAGTACTTAGTGACAAGTATCCAGTAGATGTAATGATAGTCCCTGGTAACCATGACATGGAACGTATGTTTTATATAGGAGAAGTGCTTGGAGCATTTTTCCGTTCTAATAATAATGTCAAAGTAAATAACTCAGGAGATTACAGAAAGTATTATCAGTATGGAGTAAATATGTTAATGTTCACGCACGGGGACAAAGAAAAAACTGCTACTCTACCTCTTATAATGGCTACTGAACAACCTGAGATGTTTGCCCAAACAAAGTTTAGGGAAGCTCACCTTGGTCACTTTCATAAGGAGATGCTGAACGAATACTGTGGTGTAAAGACTAGGTTCTTACCTAGCATTTGTCCTACAGATGATTGGCATAAAATGATGGGCTACAGCCATCTTCGTGCAGCACAGGCTTACATATGGAACAAGGAATATGGTCTAGAAGGTTATTTTCAAGTCAATATCCATGAAAAACAAGAAGCCAAACACTAAAGGATGGGTAGAGGGTGACCCAGAAGAAGAGGATGAACTCTATGAAAATGATAATATTCAAATAGAACTTCCACAAATCCCTCAATTAAAAAACAAAGCAAGGAAGCAAGTAAAAAAGTTTAAATTAAATGGCAACTCAGAGGGAACTGATCTACGCAGTAAAAAGCATTCTAAGGGGAGGACTTATTACAGATGATGATAAGATTTCTGATAGGCTTGTAGCATTTTTAATAGATGGTGCTCGTGCTGCATTACTTAGACAACAAGTAAATAAAGGTCAAAGCCTATCTGAAAATAACATACAGCATATCAAATGTATGCCTTTAGAATCTGTAGATACTTCTTTAGATCCTAACTTTAATCTGGATTGCAAGGTTTATAAAACACAACAGACTATTCCTAAACCTATTGAGGGTAAGAATAAAGACTTGCTTACAGCTATATCTCCACCTGAAATGGGAGGTATGGGTTATGAGTTTATTTCTTACGCTAGATTACCATACGCTAGGTCTACTAGATTTAAAAGACCTTTAGCTGTACTTTTTAATAGTTATATTTATTTAGTAGATGCCCCTTATACAGAAGTAATTAGTATAGCAGGGGTATTTGAGAATCCTAATGACTTAGCTAATTATGATGATTGTGCTGGAGGAGTATGCTTCAGTTGGGATAGTAACTATCCTATGTCTTCACACTTAGTTGATCCATGTATTAAAATGGTTGTAGAAGAACTTACTCTTAGCTTGAAGGTACAACAGGATAAAACTAATAGTGCTAATCAAGGTATGGAAACTCAAAGTAAAACACAAGAGGGAGGACAATGAGCAGACTTGCAAAAAGAGGTAAGGGTAAATATAAAGTAGACAGAAGTCTAAGAGATGCTTACACTTTATACTTAAAGAAGTTTGACTTTCCAGCTCAGGGTAGTAAATACTCTGGAGCTACTCCTATGGACTTAGCATTAGACTTTGATCAATATAAGAAAGTAGTAGATGCATGCTTTGAATATATGATGCAGCAAATACTATATAAATCTAAGTCTGTAACTCTACCTTATAAATTAGGAGAGTTTAGAATTCAGAAGAAGAAGATGGATATTGGGTTTCTGAATGAAAATAAGAATTTAAAGGTAGATTGGGGACACTATCAAAAGACAGGCAAGATTATAAAGCACCTGAATGAAGACAGGGATAACTGCAGATATAAATTTTACTGGCTGTGTAAGAAAGGTCCAAGTGGCAAGTCATACTATAAGTTTGAACCTCTACGTGAAAGGAAGAGAGAACTTGCCAAGATTATAAAGACAACTAACATAGACTATTTTGAATAATGCAGATAGCCAAGTACACCTCCAGTAAGGAGACTATAAATAACTTTTTTAGAAATACTGCCTATAATGACTTGTTCAATTATGGGGATGCTGCATATTGGACATATGAAGCTATGGAACTCATAGGTCATCCTTTGCAGTATATTCCTAAAGTAATAGGACATAAAGAAGATCCTATGTATGATCTAGGTAGTACTAATGTAGGTACTATAACTCCTCCTTCACAAGTACATCCTGCTACTCCTCATACACATCTTACTACTTATACAGCTAGTACTAATCTAGGCCACTATAGAGTAAAGCTTCCTGCTGATTTTCATAAGCTTATTGCAGTAGCAGTAGATGGAGTTCTTGCATTACCTACCCAGAATATGTTTCATCATTTACTTGATGGTTCATGCTGTGGGTATGATACAGATGCTATGCCTACGGAGAATTTCTATGATAACTTTGGAAATACTTTTTCTCCTCAAGCTTTATTAGATGAAGAGGGCTATCCTCTTGTACCAGATGATGTGAAGTACAAAAGAGCTATAGCTTCTTATATACAAATGAGAATGGATTACATCTTATGGAGACAAGAGATGTTATCTGATAAAGTATTTCTTAAGTCTGAAGAAGACTGGAAATGGAATGTAGCTTCTGCAAGCTCACATCTTAAGATGCCTGATATAACTCAAATGGAAAGCTTAAGAAGACAGCTTACTAAAATGATTGTACGTACGGAAGATTTCCGCACAGCCTTTAGTGGTATGAATACTCGTGGACATAGAGGTAGATATTAATGGAAGAGATTAAAGATTTAGGTGGGTTAGTAAACAAGGATCTAGCATTTAGCAAGCTTCCGCAAGGGTCTGTGTTTGATTCTGTAAATTTCCGTATTACTACGGAAGATGGTAATTCTTCGGCTGCTAGAGAAAATATAAAAGGTAACTTGCCTATAGCTAGTCTACAAGCAAGTCCTTGTGTAAAAACTATTTACCTGAATAAACAGAATCTTGAGAAGTACCTGGTTATAGGAGATCAGTATACTATAATCTTTTCTATTAATAATAACCCTAGCGGTAACTTCTTATTTACATATTCTACAGTAGATACTTTACTGACAGACTTAAACAATTATATTAATACTAATTCTGTTTTTACTAATCTTGCTGTAACTACTAGTTACTCTATTGCAGCCAGTACTATCACTCTTTTTGTACCTAATTGTGAAAGTATTGATATTTACTCTATTACGTCTAGTAATAACAGTCCTTATTACTTAGCTTATGATGTAGCTGATCCTGAGGCAGAGAATATTCAAGTATCTGC